TTTCACCACCATCCAGTTCTTCATTAACATAATGGACAGTACATCCTGTTTCTTCGTCACCTGATTGCATTGCCTGTTCCACTGCATGCAATCCCTTATACTTAGGAAGTAATGATGGATGTACATTAATAATAGGAGCAGGAAAGGCATCAGGATTTTTGATTATTCTCATGTATCCTGCAAGAACTATAAGATCTACTCTCCATACCTTGAAGAGATCTATCATCTTATCTTCATCCTTTGCATTAACATAACAATGAGGAACACCAAATTTTGCTGCTCTCTTTAAAGCACCACATTTCTTTTTGTTGTGTATCATTACCACAACTTCGTGCTTAGTACAGGTTCGGAGTATGTTCTCGAAGTTGGTTCCGTTGCCAGAACACATAACACCTAGTCTCATTCTTGTAGCTCGTCTAATCTATATGGTGAATAGTTAGGTTTGTCATGGTACTCTTTTAAGGCTTCCAACATAATCTCTTTCAATTCTGACCTTTCTTTATCATCAAAGATTGGCCATACCTTAAAATTAGCAGGAGGATAGATTGGATTACCATCAGCATCAAGAGGATAAACATTGTCCTTACCCCTGTAAGTAGGATCAACGGGACCACTCATCCCTTGAGTATCAATCTTACTCATAGTGGTTTTCCATCCTTATCAACAAGACCCATCTTCTTTACAGCACCTAAATTAGATTTCTCCGATTTCTTTATCCTTTTATATTCTTTAATAATTTTATCCACCTCATTCTGAGGTATATTCACCTTTAGTTCTTCACCTTTAAATCCTTTACCAGTCTTCTCAATATAATCATTAATCTTGAGTTGGATATCCGCCTCTATGATCTCATTGATTTGGTCTCGAAGTTCATCACTCATTTTCTTTTCTTCCCCTTTTTAGGTGGAGTAGCTTTAATTCCCCATAAATTAGGTCTGGTTGTACCATGCCCATAATCAATTTTTTGAATTGAACCTTTTCCATACTTATCATAGTATAAATCAAATACATTTGCCATCTTTTCAGAACGAGTCACATCTAAACGTGTCTCTCCTTCAACAACATAGGTAACATTAAAAGCATCAGTGGGAAGACTCCTATCTAATGACTTTTCTTGTGTAGTTTTTTCTAAAATAATATCACACCAGTAGTCTTTAGGATTAAATTTTACCTCTTCCTTCTTTTCTTCATCCACTTTCTTTTCAGTTGTAGTGGTCATGATCTACCACCCCATGTAATATCTGGATATGCTTCTTTTACTTGATCATATGTTACAGAATATTCTTCATTCAATCTACCATCCTTTGCAAGTATTACAACTCTTGCTTCACTTGGATGAAGACCCTCAAGCATCTGAATAAACATAGTCTCACGACGAATACCATTCAAGGCATCATTGCCACCCTTCACAAAATGGTAAAGATTTCTTTGCTCTCTACGAAGAGAAGTATGATCTGTTCCTTGTGGACTATCATTTGGTGTAAAAGGAACATCACCTTCTGGAATCATAGAAATAACTGTCTCGTCAAAATTCCATATAAGAATAGAAACTAATGCTTCATTACGATACTCTTTAAGTGCCTCTACCTTTGCAATTTTAGATTTCTGACTAGAAACATAATCTAAAATCTCATTTACAAATGGATTAGGTGGTAATGTAGGTTTCTTAGCAGCCCTTTTTTTAAGAGGTTTTGCTACAACTGTACTACTCTTCCTCGGTTTCTTCTGTGGTGTTGATGTCATAATTGTTTTCAATTCTTAGGGCTAAAATTTCATCAGGAACTAACTGTCCATTTTCATCAAACATTTCTGGATGAGTATACACTACTTGAGGTGTTGTTTCATAAGAATGCTGTCTTGCCATCCATCCTATCATACCTCCTACTAATAATGCAAGAAACGACACTACTGTTGTAAGTGTCAGTGTTACTATGGTCATGTCCATAATACTCCTCCAAGAGATTTACTTTTTTCTAATGTCTAAGTAAAAGTTAAAGTGAAAAATAATTTCCCTATTCCAGAGAGCAATTAATTTTCCAAACTTTACTTGAAATGTTTTTGGTGGGTCTGGTTTTTTCCTCCTATTTCGTAACAGTAATTCCACTCCCCGATTCATTTCGGGTTTGCTTTTATTTAGAGTTCTTTTTTCTCCTTCCTGGTTTTCGGTCACGACTATACCTCCATGCATCTTCTAATATACTGTACAAGTAAGCTCTTATCTTACGTGCTTTAGGTTTTGGTATATGACCATATGCTTCACGCAATTGTTTATGATTGTTATCTGCACCTCCTTTAATATATTGTTCAAGTTCTAATACTTGATCAGATATTTCAGCAGCAGTAGAACTCTCAATAAAAGCATCAACTTCATATTTTTTTGTCTTACGATATTCTAGAAACTGATAAAACTTCAATTGCATCTTACCATCAAACGCAAGTTCAATGGCATGTTCAATCATATCATATACAGTTTCAAAATCGTCAAGTTTTTTCATTAGACTAATTTCTTCTCCTTAAGATACTGAACTGTTTCTACACATCCACCAAGATTGGTAGAATCTATAACCACTTGAGGGAATGTGGTTCCCTCACCAAACTGACCATAGAATGCTTTCTTATCAAAATGCTCATCTAGTTTATAAACGACATGTCTTAACTTTGCCAACTCTAACACTTGCACTACCTTTGTGCAATAAGGACATCCTTCTTTGGAATAAACAGTAAAATTCATACTGACTGTCTAAAATTTTATTTAGTTTGAGCAACTACTGAAGCCCAATCAGCATCAAATAATTCCAATCCTTTATCTGTAAGAACATGGTTATACATCTTCTCAAAAACATTAGGTGGCATTGTTACTACATTAGCACCAAGAGCAAAAGAAGTAGAGACTGCTTTCACTCCTCTGATAGAAGCAGAAAGAATTTCAGTCTTTATCCAATGCCTTTGGTAAATTTCTGAAATATCTTTAATTACATCTAACCCATTAACTGAATTATCGTCAAGTCTTCCTACAAATGGTGAAACATATGTTGCTCCTGCCTTTGCAGCAAGTATTGCCTGTGCAGCATCAAAAATCAATGTAACATTAACCTTAGTACCATCCTTTGCCAACTGATTACAAGTATAAAGACCATCAGGTGTACAAGGAACCTTGATAGTAGCAACCTCTTGGAACTTAGAAGCAAGTCTACGACCCTCAGAGGTCATCTCTTCACGACTTCCTACTACTTCCATACTGATATCTCTTACACCTGCTTCAGCAAGTTCTAAGTACACATCTTCAGGATCTCTACCACTCTTTCTAATAAGAGTAGGGTTAGTTGTCACTCCATCAATTAAACCAGTCTCAAAATGATTAAGGATTGTTGAGACATCTGCTGTGTCTAAAAATATTTTCATAAGAATAATTTGTCTAGAGTATCTATAAAAAGAGATAAAAAAAGAGACCCTTTGTGAGGGTCTCCTTATTGTATCAGGTCAATATCAGTTTGTCTAGGAGATCTTTGCATGTGGAGCAAAATCTTTTCCAACTTTCATACCAAGATATAAAATATCTGTCCAAAATTCTGGATTCTTAGAATTATTCTTTAAGGTATCGTGGAAAAAGTGTAACATCATTAATTTAGTTTGTGCTATGTATATACCTTTACCCCCTTCATTATAAAGATTAGTAATATGTTCTTCAAATTGATTATATTTTTGAGTCTTTTTAAAATATGGTTTGACAACCTTATAATATTTTTCAAAATCTTTTGTGGTATATTTACTAGAAGTTCTTTTATTAAATTCTTCACTAGATACAGGATATTTATTGTGGTCATTTTTAAATGTTATACCACTTCCTCCCTTATCTTTTAAAAGTTTCATCAACATTACAAGGGGTGCTAATCCTCCTCTAGCACCAGGTGTTGCTCTAATAAAAGTATTAAAATTAAGATTACCTGCTTGAGATCTAGAACCAGCATGTCCAATATCAATTTTAAAAGTTCCATTATCAAATTTTACAGTAGTTGCTATTGCATCACCTTCAAAAATATTATCAACAACAAACTCAATATCTTTCGATTTATATTTTTCAATCTCTGCCATCTTCATATTAGCAGGAGTGATGTTAACAAATTTAAGTCGTGCCTCTTGTCTAGGTGCTATTTTTTTAAGAGATAATCCAATCAATTTTTTATCATCAAACAGATTGATTAACAAATTATTTAATTCTATAACATTAGAAGTTTTTGGTGTAATATTTTTGTCTATTAATTTTTTAACATCATTCATTTTATAAACTGCCCAAATATCTGCAGGGTTCCATTCCGTATACTTCTTTACAAGATCTAAAGGTTTCATCTCTCTTGCAAGAACTCTATTTCTAATATGTGTTTCAAAAAATTTCACAAATGATTGATTATCGTATCTGAATATATCCCAATTAGGACTATCAAATTTCTTTAAAAATTCTTTTTGTTGTTCATAATAACTATGTGTCCACTCCTCTATCTTATCATCATCATAACCTTTAAAAACATCCCTTAACTTGTCAGCAGTATTATTACTACCTTTATTATCATTCATAATATCTTCAGGTTTATTAAATTTTTTATTATGATGTAGAACCTGATTCAGTATAACTGTTGTTCCTTCCTCTTGTACTTGTGTGTTTATTACAATACCAGAACCAGATGTAACTTCTTTCTTTGGACTAAACTTTAAATTTATTTTTGAAACTCTTATTGTACTTTTTTTAGTGTCAACAACAACATCATCATCTAAAAAAACATTTGCTAGATAATCAGCAAGATTTGGAATTTGATTTTTATATTTTTTATCATATGCAATCTCAGCAACTTCAACCTTTGGTTCTATGCTCATACCATCAGAAACTATAAGTGCTGCCTTAAATTTTTTTAATAAATTTCTATCTGCATTACTTAATTGCTTCCTATCAATGTAAGCACTGACTTGTTTAGCATTACGTGCTCTTTTTCTTGCCATAATCTTTTTGAAATATTTATTTGAAAAAAGTAATAGGACAAAAAAATACCCCGAATTTTTTTCGGGGTATTTTAGAATCAAAAAGTGATTTTGGTTTTACCCAATAGAAGGAGCAACAAGTGCAACCTCTGTTTCGTTAGCAGATGCTAAGTCAAGAGGGAAGTTGTGTGCATTTCTTTCGTGCATAACTTCCATACCAAGGTTTGCTCTGTTAAGAACATCACCCCAAGTAGGAACAACCTTACCAGATGCGTCTACGACTGACTGGTTGAAGTTGAAACCGTTAAGGTTGAATGCCATTGTGCAAATACCCATAGAGGTTAACCATACACAAATAACAGGCCATGATGCTAGGAAGAAG